TTACCTCTTATAATTCGTCAAAATATTTGCGTACATCGTCCGGCAATGCATCAAGGTTGCCTGTTTGGTACGCCTTCAAAATATCTTCTTCCGTTACCTTGTTAGGTGTAGGAACACCACCATTTAACGCGCCAGCTTTTGGCAACGTCGCCGCAACTTGTAAAGGGTTATTTGGTACTTCGGTATTTGTCGCCCGTTCATTTTGCAATTCTGTAACAAACTTTCTGATAGTTTCAAAATCAGCTTCGGTACCTTCGCCGATATCAACACGATAAAAAGCATCATTAATCGGTTGTGCATCGCGCATCGTCATGCCGTTTAGCTTTTCTAATCCGCGTTGATATAATTCCCCAAAGTTCGGCAATGATTTAATTTCATTTACGAAATTTAAATTAGTTTGTCTTTGTTGTTGTACTGCCATTTGCTGATTGGTAATTGTGTATTCTGCATTGGCTTCAAAACGAATGAAATCGTTATACTTCTGTACATCTTCAAACATAAGACTTTCTAAATCTTCCGCCGTAATGTTAAAGCGTTTCAATGCTTCACGGCGTACAAAGTCGCGAATATTTGATACTTCCTCTTCTGGCAATGTAATTGGCCGTTGTTGTGCTTCGTATTGTCTAGCACGTTCTTCCGCCGCTTTACGTCGCGCACGTTCCTGTGCAAGTGCCGCTTTTAAGTTATGATCGTTCGCATGCGTTTCTTCCGTTTCTTCGTTAGTGTTCGGCGCTTCCGGTTCTGCTTCCGCATCATTCGCATCACTTTCTACTGTATCAGTTGTAGAGGGTTCATCTGTTGCAGTTTCCTGTGTATCCGTTTCTTCGGTTGTTTCCAGTTCAACGCCCGCGTTTTCTAAATCTTCCGGTGTGAAACCAGCTTCTTCGATGTTTACTAATTCGTCTTTCATATCAAATACTCCTTATGCCTTTTAACGTCATTGCCGGACGAATATAAGAATATGGCAGTTTAACGCCGTTGCCGGGCGATAATGTATAAGCAAGCCTTTTAACGCCGTTACTTAGGGCGAAATGTATAAAAACGCCCCATTACGGAGCGTTTATTATTGTGTTGATAGTTTATATTACATAGTGCCTAAATCGTTCATAGGCGGTAAAATTGGCGGTGCATTTTGAATGTTTGGTTGTTTACCTTTCAAGGCTAACCGCTCCGCCATAATTTGTTGCGGTGAAATCTGTACACCTAGCGTTTGCAAGTACAGGCTCAATGCTTCCGCCGGCATATCGTCTAAACTGCCACTAACGCGTAATTCTGGTAGTGCCGGTTTTTCTGCTGCTTCTTGCATGCGTTTCTTAACCGTTTCTTTTTCTGGGAAATCCATGAAATCAAGAATGATATCCATAGGAATGTCAACGCCAGATTTCTTAGCTTCCAATAATTGATAAAGGTTAGCACGTCTTGCCGTTGCGCTTGCTTGGCTGGTGCTAATTACAATATCAAAATCAAACGCGGATAGATCATAAAGCACTTGTTTAATCGGGTTGCCTTCTTCGTCGCGCATCGGTTGCCCTAGTTCATCGGTTAAAACTTGTTCTTGCATAGGTTGATTTAAACCCGGTTTAATCTGTACGAATTCTTTTTGACCGTCATCACCCATAATGCGCATTGCTTTTGCTTCGTTGTAGAATTGCGGAATTAAACCCGGTGCGTTCTTTTCACCCCATAGCAATTTGACAATTTGGCGTTCTGCTTCCTTCGACTGTTCAAAGATGCCAGCCGTTTGAACAGTTGTAACGGATTGACGTAAATCAATAGCCTTGCCACTCATAGCACCTACGCTACCGCTTAGGCTTTCCGGAGTAATGCCACTGATAAAATAGAAATCATTGCTTGATTGCTGCTCTAAGCTAATATTAATATTGCTATCCATTGCCGGCGTGCCGTCTGTGAATGATACGCCCGGCGGTAGGAATATATTTGCACCCGGTTTCGTGCTTTCCTTCTTAATCGTTTGTTTAAGTTGTTCCGTGAATTGACCTTGCCAAAATTTCACGCCTAAAGACTGTTGATTTACAACGTGCATGCGTTGGCTTCGGTTTTTATTTAGTTCCCTTTGTGCATCTTTAATATCACGCACTACGCCAGCTGGTTCCAGTTCATCGTCTACCAATTCGCCAGTATAATAGCAATATTCACGCACTAATGGAAATTTACCGTGTTTATACGGACTTTCGCCTTCTTCAAGTAGTACATCATCGGCGAACGTCGCATATCTAATTTTAGCATCCGGGATACTTGTAGGCTTCTTGCCTATAGCCATTAATACAACAAACAACGGGTTAGCTTCATCAATTAACCCCTCTTTTGTCATGAACACGTTTCGTTTGCCGTATTCTTTATACCAGTACTGCACTACACGGATTTTATTGTAATTGTTGTTGTACCATAACGCCTCACCGTCTACCGTTTCAACTATGCCGGCTTCCTGTTCGGTATCATCGTATTTATGCTTTAATGCATCGATTTCGTTAATCTTATGTGGATATACTTGCTTTAGTTTAGCGGAACTTTCCCAGCTATAACGCCCAACATATTGCGCATCGCTTAAATCGTCTTTCTTACATTCCGGATCTACAAACGCATCAAACGGAGAAACACGTTCAATTTGAATGGTTCCGTCTAACTTCGTATAGTCAAATTCATAACTTACCCAGTAATTGGCTAAACCGCAAATAATCTTATCACGGAAACATTTGCCCTTATTGCGTTGATAATTCGCACGGTCTAAGCAGTATTTTGTGATACCTTTCGCAACCCGACTAATTCTATCATCTTCTTCACTACGTGGTAAAAAGTCCGGTTCTGTTTCATTCTGCGATGCATAACCGCATAACAGATTAATTACCGGTCTAATTCTGTTAATCGTAATCGCTGGCCGTCCGGCTTCGCGCATTTTCTTTAGGTCGCCGTCTTGCCATTGCTTACCTTGCATAAATGCAAAATCTTCGGCAGCAGCCTTGCGCCATTCTGACGTGGCAGCTAATGCACTTTTTACATTTTGTTTTGCTTCGTATATATCAAATGTTGTTGCTTCGTTCATTACTCCACCATTTCAGAACCATAAATCATATCGTACATTTGTTCTAGTTGCCATTGCGGCATTGCTTTTGCAAATTCTGCCAGTTGTGCATCTGTATATTTCGCCGGAATAATAACGCCCTTTTCTTCACGTTCGCCATATTCTGACTTCAAAACTCTAAAGGCGTAATCACGCAACGCCCTTTCACTCATACGCCCCATGCGCTTATATCTCCTTCGCTATCGTCAACATATCTATAACCGTCATTAAATGTCTTATCTGGTTTAACTGATTTCACAGGTCTAGCCATACACATATAACGCACCGCATCATACGCATGATCTTCTTGCTTTGTATCTACATCTTCCGCTTTAATTTTGTCATAAGTTAACGCTGGCAACGTTCGTATTAGGTGTACGCAATTACTAAATATCTTTAACTTGCCTTCCTTTAAGCGTTGATGTACTTGCATAAGTCCGGCTAATCTATCGTTATCTGCACGCACCCAATACACGCCTTCCGTTGCGAATATTTCCGCAATCGTTGGGCCGTCATGCCCTGTTCGTTGCCATATGGCGGGGTCTGCTACGCCTTGATAGTCTTTTAAGTGTTCTATCTTTTGTGCAACTTCCCGCGCGGTTTCCTGTGTACCAGTATCCGGCATACCTGGCTTACATCCGTAATATTCACCGGTAATATATAATACGTCGTCATAATCAACCGCATAAGAATATACTGCATATGGTTTCGTATATCCCCAGTCCATTGAACGATATCGTTGCCAATGATGCGGTATTTCAAACGGTTCTATTACGTGCTTATCTGTTCGGAATTCTGTAAATACTTGACCTTCGAATATATTCCAATCGCCTTCCAAATACGCTTTGCGTAGTTTTTCCGGTAACGTATTAAGTGCATCTATATAACTTTGTGATAGATGCGGGTTATCGCTTGCCCTTGCTTGCACGTATGCAATTTTATCGGCGAACGGTTGCATTTCCTTTGTGAAATTTCTGTCAATGAATAAGTCTTTAACCCACATATGGCCTTTACCGCCCGGGTTAGTTGCTGCGATTAATTTAGTATCACTTATACCAGTCCAGCGTAAACGCATACGCAAGAAATCAAACACGTCTCGACTATTCAAGGTTAATTCATCAATAGCAATAGCAGCGAATTCACTAGAAAGGTATTTACTCGGTTTATCAAGATTACGGAAACATATCACGCCGCCGCCTAATTCATCGTTTAATGTGAATTCATGGTTACTTTCTTTATAGCTTCCTAACCATTCCGGAAACTCCATTTTGATTTTGGATATTTGACGATCATCTAAACTTGGATAATCTTCACAAAACAACCCAACGCGTATGCCTTTAATTCCTGTTCTAATAAACCAATCAATTAAAAGCCATATTAAACCCCAACGGAGTATATATGATTTACCACCACCAGCAGCGCCACCATATAGCGTATATATGTTGCTCTTTACTGCTCGCAAGAATTCTTTCTGCTTAGCCGTTGGCCGTATTACATCGCGAAACAGATTTGTTTTACTCATCTGTATCACTCAATTCGTTGTTATCAATAACCAACTTAACAGCGCTTTCTGTTGTGATTTCCTGTTGTATCTTATCGCGCCATTCTTTAGAACGTCGATTTTTAAGCCAGAAAATCATTGCCGTTGTATTTCCTTCAAGTGCTGCTTTATACAATGCATTTTCAACTTGTATGTCTGCTTCGTCCTTGCCTATTTTTAGGGCGTTCGATATTTTGGGCGACTTTTTACGCCATTCCCATAAGGTAGAAACTGCTATTTCCATATTGCTTGCAATCTGTTCATTAGTTAAACCATTACGCGCCCAACCTTGTAAAAGCAAAATCTTTTCTTCTGCTTCCCAGTCTGTATATGTTGTTTTCGCCATTGTTTCACCTCCTTATTTTAGAATGTTATTGTCTTTTGCTTTCATGCGCCCATGTGATCGCGTGCATATGCCGGCTACTTGCTTGGCTGCGTGTTGGCTAGTGCAATATGTTTGACATAACCCGTCATAATATATTTCGTTGGCCGTGCATTGACCTTTCTTATTGTTAAGACATTTTGATTTTGTACATATGATATTCACTAGCTTTTTCACCACCTAACAAAACTTTTTTGAAATATTTTTAATTTCCCTATTGACTACTTGCGAAAACGCAAGTATAATTAAGCCATAAGATACATCACAAAACGCAATTAATCAAAAAAGGAGAAACACAAATGACTAAAAAACTTTATGGCGTTGAAGATTACATTACATGTGAAATTATCAAACGCGATATTACAGAAGAAGAAGTTTACAATTTCTTAAAATCTCAACCACCTTTAAAGGCTTTCATGGTAAACGATGAAGTTGTTCTTACTTCCAGCAATCTTACAAGAAGTTCTATAGCTTTCCTATTTGAATAACAATAAAGGCGGTAGATAACCACTACCGCCCATTACTTAACCAAAAGGAGAATAAAACAATGCAAATGACTATTCAAGAAATTAAAAACGCGATCAGATACAACGAATTAAACAATATTGAAACATTACAAGCAGCATATACCGGCATCAAATACAACAATGACGGCATCATTCAAACACTAGGTTATGACGATTTGAGTAATATCGTTATGATGCTTCGTTATATAGCTGAGAAATGCGAATTGCTTCGCCGCCGTACTAATTCGATATATGATGCGTTCGCCGCGTTCAACCTACGCGAAACAATTTTCGATACTATAGATGAGTATCAAAAGGAAATGAATAATCAAATACGCCAAATATTAGCCGCTAGAAAATAGCGGCTTTTTTAATTACTCAAAACCGAACACGCTGCACTAAAAGACATCAGAAACTATGAAGGTGATATCTCTTAAAATAAAAAATGTGCATTATGTTCAGTTTTCAAAAATTAAATGTTGCTTTTATACAAAAAATGAGATATATCGCCGTGGATATACCTCATATTCTGATAGTTTTATTCAACTCGTTTGTATGTTCTATACAATACCGGCAATCTATGAAATCGTTCAAGTAGTTTGAAATTAGGAAGTACATATTTAACAAGGATCGTATGGCATGTGTTCGTTGAAAGGAATTTTTTGCGCCGGTACTGTATACAACACGCAAGGGGAACGGCCCAAAGTTCCCCATGTGTTGCATCATCTAATAGGAGAATTAACGTCAATGGCTTTTAAGCATCATATGACAATATAATTATACTATATATGGCGTTTCCGCCCGTTTCCGATATAGTCCGATTTACTCCGACTTATACCGATTTAGCCGTATGCATGCACGCATAATATGTATGGTGTAGGTAGTAGCCAACTTGTACAAGTCCAGCCGTTTTTAATTCTGCCGCTTGCGACTTTTCTAAATCTGTAAAATACCGCGCATGCTTCGCACTTTTGCCGTCGATGTATTCGCGCAATAATAATATATTCGCTTTCCCTGTGGTGCATGTGTTGATGATATCCGCTGCGGTTTCCCGCTCATCAATCAATGCGCCTATTTCTTTATGTACGGCATCGCGCTTGCTTTCTAGCCTTACAATCTGTTGTTCTAGTCCGCCCGGCGTTCCGCCACCCGTTAAGCGTTCTTTGGAATAATCAACGGCGCCTATGGTTGTTATATCTGATTGCAAATGCTTTAGATCTTCTTTCAATGAGTTAATCTTCATTGTGATTAACTTGATAGGTTCTAAATATTTTTTTGCTAATTCCCTGTAATCTTTATCCGTCATATTTCCCCCGTATGGTTCATTATCGCATGTTCTTAACTGTTTCCCCTAACATGTTTAAATAGTCTTGTAAGTTTGTTTTAATGGCTTCGTTTACGATTTGGATATTGTCAGTCGTTACATAACTAGCAATTAGCATTTTATACATCGCATCTTTTGTAGGAACTAATACCGCAATTATACTGCTAATTCCAAACGCCACAAGCAGCATTGCAACTTTCGACTTATTTTCGTTTATTGCTTCCCTTGCGCAATCGTCTATAAGGTACATACAACCACAAGAAAACACCACAAACCCCAACACAACAAAAATAAGATGATTAAGTGCATCTAAATTATGTAGTACCTCAATCAAGTACAAATACATCGGGTTAATAATAGGCATTACACATTTCCCCTTCCGCCTACTCATATTATATCAAAGGGGCGTTTATTTCGCCCCTTATCCACTACGCCGTAAATAGTGATACCAGCTTAAACAATGCTACAACTAACGAAAATACCAATGCAGCATCAAACAAGAATTTAATCATGATTATTTCCCCGTACTGCCAATACCACCAGCACCGCGCACCGTTTCCGTTAAAGAATTGACCTCTAACAACTTTAATGCGCCAACCGGTACAAGAATACCCTGTACTAATCTATCGCCTTTTTGAATTAAATGCGCATCATCGCTGGTATTGTGTAGTATTGCTTTTATTTCGCCCCTATAGTCCGCATCAATAACCCCAAACGAATTCGGAATAATTAACGGCGTTTTACTTAAGCTAGATCGTGGCGCCAGCATTAACATATAACCCTTTGGAATTTCCACCGCTAAACCTAGCGTTACATATTGCGTTTGATGCGGTTCTATTACTACGCCTTCTGGTTGGTAAAAGTCCATTCCGGCAGCATCTTCGCTGCCAACTTTTGGCATCAACACACCGGGCAAGCACCGTTTAACTTTAATAACATCCGCATTATATCGCTTATCACCAAACAAGAACCGTTTAATTTTGTTGATTACACCCATTTCAATTCCCCTTATTTCAAAAGTTGTTCTAATACGGCGTTTCGCCTATCCATGATACGAACTTCTGCCCGCGGGTTTTCTTTATCTATACCAGCTATGCAGCTTTCACCATAGGAACATATCCATTTATCATCATCAATCACGCCAGCTTTTGTTAAGATATCGCTTGTTGACTGCAATAACCCGATTAAGTCCGGCCAGCTTCTTTTATTTGGCAAGTAATATTTACACTCAACAACCACAACGCCAGATATATGCAACTTCTTGCCAGCTAATTGCCATAAGCAAGCACCTTCATAGCTCCTATATGCTTCTGATTGAATGTGGCCCCGTTTGTTGCCCCATTTCACAATTTGCCCGTGGTTCTTTTTAGTAATTGGGCGACCTTTGAATACGATATCAATCACGCTCATTTTCTGCTAACCTCACGTTACACGGTTCAACGCTTTTAAGAATTCCTAACATTCCCGCACTCCAACTTGTTGCGCCATTTTCAAAATACAAAACCATTTCTTTTTGATAACCGGCAAAATACCGCTTTAATCGTCCGTACTGGGTTTCTATAATAATTGGCGTATCAACTGGAACCTTTTCCCATTCCACGATACCCAATAGCGATGCAATAGAATATTTATCGATTTTATGACTTAACCCCAGTACACGGCATGGAATACGCGGGGTATGATCGCGTACCTTAAAATTGCCGCCGTTTTCAATAAACGTAGGATTTACAAAATACGCATATACACCGAATATTTTAATATCGCGGTAGCCTTCATCGTACATTTCTTGCAATAACCATTTTTGCTCATTCGTCATAATTTAATTCCCCTTTTATTAATAAATGCTTAATCTGTTCCCTAACATGATACAAATAGGTTTCCATTGTTCCGTTAAAGTTCTGGATATTCGCTTTTGAAATTACTTGCCGTAACCGCCCCGGCTTTCTTCCATTCGTAATATTGTATTCAATCGTAATACAATAAGAATTTGCCGTTACCTTTGGTTTTAGTATTCTATTCCCGATAACTACAGTTAAGGCGCTTCGAAAATCTTCTTGCGTGTATGTTTGATTATTCGCTTTTACAAGTTTCTTCATTTACTACCCCCATAATATGACGGCCTATTTCTTCTACAACATTTACGGTAACGGCGTTACCAGCTTGTTTATATAATTGACTATTACTATTTACCGCTGCCGCCTTCTCATATTGTGCATCAGAAAAACCTTGTAACCGCCAGCACTCTTTAGGTGTTAGTTTTCTTATAGAAATTTCTTTACAACCGCTTTCAACCTCTTTATTTATTAGTACGCCGTGGCGGTCTTGATTTGTAAGTGTAAAAGCTGGCTCGCCATTTTCTTTTAATCGGCGGCCGTTTTGCCGCTTTTCCTCTCTATCTGGTGTTAAGCAAGCTATTGCACTCAAAATTTTAGGCTCACGACCACCGCCGCCACATGTATTTATAGTTGGTGCTATGCCCCTCGTAGAATATACCCGCCCTGTTTGAGGGTTTCCGCCAAAACTGCTGGTTTCCCTAAGATTACCGACTTGCTCAATAGTCGCTGCACTTTCTCTTTTGGCAGGTAAAAGTCCTCTGGCACATCGCTCTCCAATATGTCCAACAATGTAGACTCGCTCTCTATTTTGAGGGACTCCATAATCTTTGGAATTATACACTTTCCACTCGATACTGTACCCTCTTTCGGCCATTTCACCGACAACGTTGAGGAAGCCGCCCCCCCCCGTCGATTGATAGCAAATTCTTAACGTTTTCACACACAAGCCATTTGGGTTTATTTTCTTTACATTCATCTAACAACCTCATAATTTCATAAAATAGACCGCTTCTAGTACCTTCTTTAATGCCTTTTTGTTTACCGGCGATACTCACATCTTGGCAAGGAAATCCAAACGTCCATAGATCTGCATTTGGTAAATCCTTTCCTTTAACCTTTGTTACATCATCACCGAACCACAAATTATCTGTATCATACATTGCACGGTATGATGCTTGCGCGAACTTATCAAATTCGCACCAACCCACGCACTTCATGCCAGCTTTTTCTAAACCGGTATGGAAACCACCAATACCACTAAAAAAATCTATAAACTTCATTTACTTTTTTTCCTTTCAAGATTTAAACCAGCACCAAATAGGCGAGTTCTAACAAATGTATACGATACGCCATATTTACTAGCAATTTGTCTTATACTCAAACCGTCATTGTATAAGGCAATCAATGCGCTTGTTTCAATATCTGGGTATGCCGGTTTTCTTTTTATTTCCTTCCTTAACCCTAGCGCGGTTAGTGCTGCATCTGCGGTTTTTCTGCCGTAGATACAAGCACCTAACGCGAACCAGTTTTCTATATATACCGCACTCATTCGTCCGCCACCTTTTCAAATTCAATAATTGACATAACAGGCGATACAAAAACATATGCTTTCGTTATTTCATCTTCAAAACTGATCATCTTACTTATCCCATTATCAACTTCCGCCATAGCATGCATAAAATTATATGTTTCACTTTTATTGTTAATGAATTTGTTAAATGAATTAGTAACATAAACTCTATTTGCACCATTTTGAAATACTTTTATCCGTAACATATTTACCTTCCTAACATTTACCTATACGCCGCTTGATGCGGTTGTTATTTGTCTTGATATACCCGTACACATCACCCCGAATATCACGGGTTTCTAATTCCTCTTTTCGGTTGCGGTTGTATTTTGTATAAGCTGCGCATGTACTATGGCAGCCTATCACCCTATACTCACAACCCTTACATGGTGATTTCATAATTTCACCTATTAGAACGGAATATTTTCATCGTTCCCTTTATCATCTGCAAAATTATCAAAGTTGCTTTCTGTTGCCGCATCATTTAAAGCGGATACCCCAACAAAACCGGCGATTACTTCTGTTACGTATTTCTTTTGCCCGTCCTGTGTTTCATAGCTTCTTGTTTGAATTCTGCCCTCTACAAATAGGCGATTTCCTTTTCTATAGTTGCCTACTGCTTCGCCCAACTTGCCCCATGCAACGCAATTTACAAAGGCCGTTTGTTCTTTCGTTTCGTTTGTTGCGCTATCAATGTATGTATTGCTGGCAGCTACTGTGAACGTCGCAACCGCTCGGCCTGTTTGTGTATAACGTACTTCTGGATCACGTGCAAGATTACCTAATAATTGAACACTGTTCATATAATTCCCTTTCTAATTTCTAATTCTATAGGGTAAATTCGCTTAATTTACACCTTCTACTATTTCGCCCTTATGATTTATCATCGACGGCTTAAAACTTCCATACAACGCATTTAAACGATTTTTTGCGGTGTAAACAATTCATCTAGTGTAAAATTCGTTTGTAATTCATTGTTGATAAACTTTTTAATAGCTAACATTTCCGTTAATCTAAAATCAAATTCGCCTCGTTCGTGTTTCTTGTACGTTTCACGTCCTACGCCAACCATTATGGCCATATCCTTTTGTGTATATCCTAGCAATTTCCTACATTCGATTAACTTAGGAAACACATTATACTTTTCATTCATTCCAGCACCCCTAAAATTAACGCTTTCCCTTCTTTTGAAATATCCGCCTTTTTAACCATACTTTTTAGGTCTACAGGCTCGTACTTTTCAACCTCAATCAAATGGCCGTTATCCAGCATCTTGATTTCTGTTTGACGTGGCATATTGAGTTCTGCACGTTTCCGTGCTTCCATTAAAAGGCCATTACTTTTAATGCTTTCCGCAATTTCCATATTTCTTTGTTCGCGTGCTGCCAGTTGTTCATAGGCTTTACAAAACTGGCTCATTGCTGCGCTTTCGTTATATGATTGACTGTTGTACGGATCAAAGAAACGCCATACAGTTTTAGCCGCCAATCTTGTAATGCCTTCCAGTTCATCAAGGCCTTTTTCATATCCTACTTGGCTGGCTTTCTTGCGCACGATTTCCCATGCATCTTGCGCAATCAATCGTTCTTCCTTGCCGTTTACATATCCGGAAATTTCCGCCGCTTTCTTGCGAACGGTTGCAACGGACGGAAGAAACTCACATGTATTAATGCATTGCTTAATAGCTTCGGCCAATGTTACAGGATTAATATCCTCTAACATAAACGCGTACATTTTAGTTTTTGCTACATCAATATTCGGATATATCAATAATTGGCCCGTAGCCGTCAATGTTTTTGCGTTCGGTTCCCTCATCTGTTCCCCTTTCTACCGCATCAATCAATGCGTTTAATTCTGCAACCTTTCGTTCTGTATCCGTCATGGCTGCCATTTCATTTGAATTAAGGTATGTATCAAAATGGCTTGGCGCGAATAGCGTTTTAGGTGTTAGATACTTTTCTAATTTTGTACCTTTCCATTCACGGCATTTTTTATCAATCACGGTTTTAAAATCGTCAACGGTATATCCTTCTTTTAATCGTGATCGTATCGCTTGAATATATAGCTTAGTTGTAGCCTTAAACTTACTACCCGTTTTTATATTCAAGTATTCGATAATTTCAAAGTGAGATTTATCCACATCGTCATGTGAAACATGACATAGTGTTTCTATTCTATTCTCTTCTTCTCTTATCTTATCTATTCTTATCTGTGTATCCAGATTGTATCCATTTTGTATACATTTTGTATCCATGTAGGTATTATCTGGGTTCACCGGTTGCCCTACCACTTCATACACCTTGTTTTTTAACTCTACGTATTTTGCTTCCGGTAGTTCTGATTTTGAGTAACGATCACTTTGTACATAGTTATGTATCCGCCAATGTCTAATGACAATAACACCGGTTTCAAAACCAATCACAAACCCTTTTGCGTTAAGTAGTTTTAAATCATCATCTTTACACCCGGTAATGCGCATGATGCTTTTCGGTGATTGAATAAAGCCGTCATCGTCCGCACGTAGTAGCAAGTGGAAATAAAGGCATTGTGTACTTTGTGGCATGTCTAAGAAATTATCTGTATCAATAATTTTTTTAGACATCATTCTTCGTTCTGCCATGTAACCCCCTTATTTCGTTCTTTTAAAACTTCCCTAATTTGTTTGGCTTCTACGCCGTGCGCTTTTGTATGGCAATCACGGCATAAGCAAGCCAGATTACTAAGATTTGATAAACCGCCATGTGATCTAAACTCTATGTGATGTACTTCGGTTGCCATTGCGCCACATAGTACGCATAAACCCTCATCGCGTTCATACGCCCATTTTCTAGTACGAGCGTATAGAACATTATCTTGCTTCTTCCTTCTGTTCATTTCCCCATTCCTGTATTAACGAATTGATGTAATCATTGTTTTCAATCGGTATGTTTAACTGATTACACTCATCTATAAGTGCATCAATCAAACGCCGCATTTCGTCTACCGTATAAACGCTGCTTCCGTGGTATGCGCGGATAATTGTATAACCTTCCGTTTTAGCTGGGCCGGCATCTTCTGCGTGCCACCCTAACCCGTGGCCGTGCCAAATTTCAATAAATCGCCCTACGGCATCGTTTTTTATTGGTATGTATGTAAAGGTACCAGCTTCTTGAATAATGCGCTTATATACGTCATTTTTTGAAATGTAGGCGTTTTTTGAAAGTTCATGTGCTATCTTTTCACACAAAACCCACGCATACGCGTTGGCATTTAATGAACGGCGTTTTACTTTCTTTTTTATTTCAACGATATATTCTGCTTCCGGATCTAACTTATTTAACGCTTCATCTTTCGGCGCGGGTATCAAAATATTCCAGCCAATCGACTTTATTAAATTGATACCCTTTGTTACCCATTTCATTAATCGCGGTTCCCAGCATCTTCATGCAATAATGCTTGTTCGTCATTGTCATACAGGGTAAAACCTTTGTTTTCTTCTTCCCCGTATTTTTTCAACCATTCAAGGGCCGCCACCATTTCAAATGCATCTAATAATGCAAGTTTTGGCTTTTTAAATTCCGTCGCAATGTATTTTGCAATTTCTGCCGGCGGCACTTTTTTAGTTTTTTGCAACGCTACAAATTCATCGTATCCAGCAACATGCGTTTCTTTTGGTTTTGTTGTTTGAACCGGTGCAGCGCTTCCGCCCATTGTGTAACGTACGGCGCCTTTACTATCAACTATGATTAATTTATTGATATTTCGATTTTCGTCATATTCAATTTCTTTAACCGTAAATTTTGCGTACGATTTAGGCTTTCCGTCTTTCCCTGTGTACCATTCGCCTTTTTGTAAATTAATATAGGTAAATGGCGCGGAATATAATTCGCGACCGATACCCCAGTTAAAGCATGCACGTTTGAAACTATCCGATGCTTGCCCTTTTTCTTTTTCCGTGTTGCTTTCTGTGCCAACATCGGACTTGCCAACCCATTCGCCAGTATGTTCGTTATAGATTGAGACTGTACAATATAATCTATCGCCAATGATCGTATGTTCACGCTTCCAGTTCATTGCACCTACAACTTCATCAAGTAGGCGCATATCAACGCGTGCATCTTTATATAGCAGTACCACCGCGCCAACGCTGCCGTTCTTTTCGTTTAGTGATTGAATACGGCAATCTATTTCATTTGCTTTAAGTGTTCTGAATTCCATGTTTCACCGCCTACTTAATATAGAAATTTTGATTTACTTTAATTTCTGCACCTTCCACCACTTCACCAGCTTTAATCGCTTTTTTAATCGCCGTTTTATCGGCTTTAATTTCAACCTTTGTAAAGTCCGCCGGAATTACATCAAGGTTAATGATTTCAACGCTTTCAGATTTTCTATAACCGGCTTTAAAGGTACCAACTTCTAATTTTTCAATGCCTTTTTGTTTCATTGAATATTCAATGTTGTTTTTTAAGGTTTCAATAGTGCTTTCTTTTGATTTTTTTACTTTGTTCAATCTATCAATTTCCGCCTTGATGCCTTGAATATCGGCTTCGACATTAACCATATATTTAGCCGTATTTTCGATTTTTTCTTCAATGCTGCAATCAAGCATTTCAAGTGTATTTTGAATTGCTTCAATTTCTTCCGGCGTTTCCGCCGCTTCAAGCATTGCAGTAAGTTCCATATAGTTTTTGTTTAATTCATAAATACTAGCCATGTTTATTTATCACCTTTCAACAATTCAATAATTCCTTCTACGTCAACATTCGTTACATCTGAGTCCATTAACGAACGACTTTCACCCATATTTACATAAATTATTTTGTCTTTAAATATCGCGTATACGTCATAAGTGAAATATACCTCGCCGTATCCATCGTTATTTTTTCTAACGCTAAAATTAAGAGAGATTTCTTCATCTGTTATTCTTTCGCATAATTCTGTAAACATTGCAGAAACTTCCGCGATTTGTTCTTTATTTAATTTCCAGTCCATTTTTTCACCTTGCCACCTCAACGCGCATATGATATTATGCGGTTAAGATGCTTTAATAACTCACTTTTCGCATCTGCCCTTTAGTGGTTGCCGCCACTATTGGGCCTTTTTTAATTTGTCGATATAGATGCCACTATAAAGCAGCGCTACGCCTAATAATCCTTGCAAGCACGCTTCATATAGCGTGATGTTATCCAATTCTAGGCTTCCCGGCGTTCCGATTAACAGAATAAAGCCGGCCAACTTCATAAGTCCGATCATTACAATTCCCCCGTAATAGCTAACATATCGTTAGTTATTTTTTTTATGCATTTTTTTAACCGCTTGTTTTCTTCTTGTAGTTCTTCGTTTTCTTTTTTTATTGCCCTATAATTAATCGAATTACATTCGCTTTCAATTCCGGCCAAATTTTGAACTTCTACAACACTAAATAAAACGCCCGGTAATTTCGTTAACTGGTGTATTGTTCCAGCATTGCGCAAGTTGTATACCGACGATTTAGAAATACCCAAAACTTCGGCCGTTTCATCTACGGTATACGTTAGTTTCATTTTGTAATCCCTTTCATCAATTCAGATAAACCACAATTAAAGAAGTGCGCAACCTTTACAAGACTGCTAAGGCTTGGCGATTGTTCGCCACTACGCCAACGGGAAATAACGCTTTCCGAAATCCCCGTTTCTTTGGATAGTTTATAAGCGGTAACGCCGTTACTATCCATTAACTTAAAAACATTTTTTGTTACTGTTTTAATCATTTACACCACCTTTTCTAAATGTTATACTTGCGATATAGCAAGTGTTAGTATTCGACACCGCACTTGCTATACCAGATTTTTAAGACACTTACGATTTCATAAGTACCTTATGGCTATATTGTACTTCCGTTTTAGTAAGTAGTCCAGTAAACACTTTATAAAAATATTAAACAGTATGTTTATATTTAGCGAGGTACACTATGCTATACAACAAAATTGAAGAATTAATGCGAAAAACTGGAGTATCAGCATATCAAATTTCAAAGGATACCAATATTCCACAAAGTGCATTTTCACGTTGGCGAAAAGGAGAAAGCAACCCTAGTTTAAAAAATATTAAAATATTATCGGAGTATTTCGGGGTACCGGTAGGTTATTTTACTGACGGCGTAGAGGGAACGCCGAAAATAAAAACAAATGAGAGAAAAATAGATTTAAAGAAAATAACTGATAATACATTGATTTGTTATTATGGTGATCGCGAATTAACGGAAGCGCAAAAGGTGAAATTACAAAAAGTATTAAAAGCAGTATTAGACGATTAATAATATTCAAGGGGAATTGTTAGCATGTTAAATATGGTTTTAGACTTAATTAATTTGTACGGCTCAAATGAACCGCGCAATATCGCAAGTAGATTAAACATTAAAGTATTATATAAACGTATGCCCGTAGGTGTTAGCGGTGTACTGATTAACCCAGATATTAAAAAGGCTATTATCATAAATAGCCGGTTAAGTAGGCAACAACAACGCATAGCGCTTGCGCATCAATTAGGGCATGTATTACTTCACGGGGAATATGATTTATATGGCGCCCTAGATGATACCGTACGTGATAAAATGGAAATAGATGCGAACACTTTCACGCATTTATTGTTAAATAAAGGGGTTCAACATGAAAAAGAAAGATGCAATTAATGTAGCTTTTTATCAAAGTTCTATTTATCTAATTATTGGCTTGGCTTTAGGTCTTATACCGTGGCAAGAACACAGATATATATTAGCGATTATATTGTTAGCTTTGTTCATTGCTGCGCATTACATAGCCAAATATTCATTAAAGGAATTAGACGATGCAATGCAATATAACCGTAAGGAAGAAAGATAAAGGATATCAATGTATTGTTTCGTACAAGGACGGCAACCGCTGGCGCCAGAAATCTAAACAGGGTTTTGAAACGCAAAAAGCGGCCAAAATTCATGCGCAAACGATCATTGATAAACTAAAAAAGACTATCACCACAACCGATGATAGTCTTAAAAATATAACTCTTATTGATTTTTTTAACATTTATATTAGAGAAAACAAGCCACGCGCATTTAATACATATCGCGCTTATGTGCGTACGTTTGATATATTCAAACCTATATTTAATGAAAAAATTGCGAATATTACGCCGTATCAAGTGAAACGCATATTGAACGATACAACATATGCAACGGCTTCAAAAAATCTCGCATTGGGCATAATTCAGCGTTTATTTAGCTATGCAGTATATCAATATAAAATAATTCCAGTAAATGAATTAAAAGTAATACCGCGTTTTAAAAATAATAAGCCTATTAAAATAAAAGCATTATCAGATATAGAAATAGAAACATTTTTAAACGCCGTAAAGAATAGAAACTATAAATACTATGTTATATTTTCTATTGCTGCTTATACCGGCATGAGATATGGCGAAATTATTGGCCTTACTTGGGAAAACGTCGATTTAGATAGTAATACTATTAATGTAGTGCAGCAATTCGGCGCCATTGATTACAACAAATATGCGTTAAAGCCTCTTAAATCAAAAAATAGTTATAGGCAACTACCTATTCCGCCAGTATTAACAAGCGTTTTAAAGGAATACAAAAAAACATGCCAAACAGAACGCCTATTTAATAATAGGATTAGTAGTAGCTGGGGCGCATCACAAATAATGAAAAGTTTCTTACCTAATAACTCCATTCATGATCTACGCCATACATACGCCACTAAATTATTATCAAACGGCGTAGACATTAAAACAGTATCCGCCCTATTAGGTGATAGCCTACAAACCGTATTAAAAACATACGTTCATTTTTCAGATGATATGCGACTAAAGGCAGCAGATAAAGTTGCCAATATTTTTGGTTAATTATTTTTGCCGTATTTTTGCCGTTGAAACACAAATATACTTTAAACAAGGCGTTTTATAGGCAATTTGTTATATCTTATTTATTATATCGTATATGATGTTTTTTATCCACGAAACAACATATTATAGGATTTGACTAATTGGCCACAACGTAAATTTTAAAATCTTATCCATAAAATTATATGGTTTTGCATGAAATTTTTGCCGTATTTTTGACGTCAAATAAAAAAAGAGGGGTACCGCTTATGGTACCCCTTTCTTATTAATCTAATTCAACAAGGCGTTTCAATTCGCCATTTACAAACCACATTTCACAACGTACGTTATTATGGTCTGTTAAAGTTGCGGTATATAACCCGTCTTTCTTTGGTTCTACTTCTTCCTCGAACATATGAGTTTTGCCTTCAAATGTAAATGTTTTCATATCATATACCCTTTCATTAAATGAATTACACTTCACCGTAAACCGTACGGCGCGGAGATAATTGGATCACCTACCATTTCGCGAATGTATATAAAGCGCTGGCCCCTTTGAAATGCTTACCGTCAAAATGCGCTAAACCTTGAAAGTCGCCAGCTTGATAACCTACCGTTTCGTAGATTTTACCGGTTTCCAATACTGTAACACCGCCCATTATGCGATGCGCTTTGTTAAGATTAATCTTATAGACGTCAATCTTTTGTTCATCGGTATTTTCAACAACTGCGGTTCTATCGCTTTTTTCTATAGCTTCCTTTGAAATATTCGGAGATTTATCTTTAATAGCATTTTTGGTGATTACTGCCGCATCATGTAGCGTTGGCGCCTGTGTATAGTACGTTGCCACGGGTTCAGTATTTTCCTTATAGGCAATAACTTCCGTTGCCGCCTTTGGCGTGATTTTCAATGTATCCGCCATTTTATGCGGGTTCTTCACTACTGCTTGATTTAAGATAATAGGTTCTTGCAATTTCTTTGTATAAGCTATGTTATAGCAAAATAAACCAACTACCACCACCAGCAGCATAAGCGCTGCCACGGTGATAATCGGCGCATATCGCCTTAATAATTGTATGATAGTATCCATAATTACCCCCATTAAATAGGCCAATTCAATACTAAATCCGCATCAAATTCCTTGCCTTCTATGTTTTCGGTGAATGTGTATTGCCACAAATTAGCGCCGTCATAATCGCATTGGCTATTTAATTGTGCGCACCAGATAGCGCAACCGCCTAATTGACTAATATCTAATACATTAACTAGCCAGTCATAACTAGCATATAAACCAGTATTAACATATCCGGCTTGCCATAATTTATTGATGAACACGCTACAAATATTTGTTAATTCTTGGCCCGTTGGCATGCCACGGTCTGCCTTGTAGTCGTCCGCATCTTCCATATCAAACCATACACCCATAGGCAACTTGTCAACAGTTAAGCCGGCATCATTGAGTGTATTTAATACGAATTCGGCTTCTTCTGCTGCATGTTCTTCGTTCATAGCATAGGAATAATGGTATATGCCAATCGCTAAACCGGCATTAATTGCACCGTTTACGTTGTTATAGAATTCACTATCTAAATTACCGCGACCATAACCGATGCGAATAATCGCAAAATCAAACCCATTAGCCTTGACTGCGCCCCAATCAACTACACCGTTATTTTCGCTTACATCAATACCCCGCATGGTACCCCCTATAATTTAACTTTGTTTTCAATTTTGGTTTTAACTAAATCTAAGAATTTACCTAGCATCGCATTTCCGCCGTCGCGTAGGTTCTCCATAATAGATAGGAATTCACAGGAACCCAGATACAACCAAACAAGCGATACCGCGAATTGCTTTTGACCGCTCATTTCATCGAATAAGAAGGCGGCAAGTGTAGCGGCGACGTATGTCGCCACTTTAAACACAAAGCCTTTTCGCATAAACCGGCTAGAAATCAAGCCTTTATCAAACGCCAACGGTATTGCACGGTACTTTTCCCATACTGCAATATCTTCGACTTTATAGCCGTATTCATCAATCAGCATTTTATAGGCGATTGCCGCCCATTTTGTGAATAAATCGACGAATACCAATAAAATAAACACGCCCAATATTTGAACGTGTTTTATATGAATTAGCCACATGCCCAGCGCACCGGCGCCACTTAGAAAAATTTTCAATAAAAAACTATCTGTTAAAGAGTTCCAACTCTCAACAAAAAACCTAGTGAAATGATCCATACTTGCTCCTCATTTAACCTTACCTAAGCCATACACGCTACGCGCTATATTGGCCTTTCTTATGTTAATTTTATCTAGTTGTTCCCTCTTTTGTTCGCCGCTCATGCGTTCATTGTTAATGATAGCCTTAGATGCTTTGTTTAAGCCTTTTAAGCTATCACTTGCATTTTTGAGTTTTGCAAACTCTTTAGCATCGTACCCTTCTGGGCGTTGCCCCGTGAGTTTGAACTCATTATGTAACTTCTCTTGTTCTTTGTAATCATCATAAACACGTTGTACGCTATTAGACGATTGATAAGGTGCCGCCGTAAACCCTCTTAACCCCGGCGCTTCGTACCATTTTTTAGATGCATTATTTTCTTTCGCACCAGATACCGCATCAATACCGCTCAAACCTAACCCAGCAAGTCCGCCGCCGTACCCTCTTATTGTGTTATCTACAATATATGGCGAAACGTTTATTTTATCGCCTACAAATTTTGCAACTTCGCTAGTATTAGCGCCGTACTGTAGGCGTGCCGGTAAGTTTTCTTGCGATTGCGGAATGATGTTGCGTTGTCTAAACAATGAATGATTTGACATAGCTTCATATATTGGAATTACCGCCGTAGGCATGAAACTTGGCATAAAGCTATCATATACGCGTTCGCCAAAACCTTTAAAACCTACACTTTTACGTCCGTTATTTTCATCGTCCATATACTGTAGCATGCGTTCAAACGCGGTACCGAATAAAATGCCAGCTTCAAACGGTTTAGGAATTTTATACATGTTTTCCTTGCCCGGAATTATCCAGAATGTATCTTTTTCCCATTGCGGTATTTCTTGATAACGTTCATCATCTTTATTCATATACCACAACATAACGCTTGGTAACGTAATATAAAGCATAGTTTTAACTGTCATACCGCGTGGATCTTCTTTAAACGCACGCGCCATTTTGTCGGCGCCTTGAATAGTTGCGTTAAAAAAGGCTACGGCTTGATTGAATTTCTTTGTATGCGTACCTCGACGGCTGAAATCTAACGTAATATCACGGCTTTCTAGCGCTGCTTCGCGTGCTGATAACGGCTTTCTTTCTTTACCAAATAGGCGACTGACTAACCCGGTATAACCCTTTCTTGCATTGTCATATTCCGCCAATCGCGTTGCCATTTCCGTTGCTTCACTCATAGCGCGCAATGCTTCAATAGGGTTCTTAATCAGCTTTGTATATTTGCTTTCACGCTTCATAATATCGCGTAATTGGCCGCCTAAATAGTCGCGGTCTAACGATACCATTGCCGCATGTGCTGCACCAGATTTTTTATATTCCCAGTATGTTTGACCTTTTTTCAAGTACAAAGATAACCCCTTGAAAGTATCAATAATAGGGATAAAACCGTGTTTAGAGTAAATCGCCGCGCCTATCATATCACGAACAGGGTTACGCAAGATAAATTCTGGCGATAATGTAGCACCAGCGCGCAACCAATTTGCCGGATACGATAAAACTTTTACAAGCATATTCGATTGTTCCTTATCCAACATGCGCATTGTTTTCACCAGTTCCGGTGTTGTTTCGTATGTTGCTTTTTCGCCGTTTTCCCAAACGTTAAACGTATTATCCGTTTTTGCCTTATCGCCATTTACGCGTTCCACAATTTTCCCTATGCCTTTTTTATCGGCTAGTTTTGCAAATGTGCGGCCAACATGATTGCGTTCAATCGCATTAACAAATTGGAATGTATTTTTAATAATACTTTCCAACGGATCTATAATATCGCGCGTACTACCTTTTAACCGTTTGACCGGACTAGATACATCAATAAAACCCTTGCCACCGGATAAGAATGATTGCATGTTTACATCTGACATATCACGGAAGAATGGAATATAATGCGGGTACATTTTACGCATTGTATGGTATGCCTTAACCGTTAGCATACCTTCTTTAACAAGCATCTTTAATAGATGATCTTGATATTTATAGATTTCTTTAGCCGCCTTTTGAAAGCGTTCGTTTCCGGCGTGTTTACCTAATACAGCAGCATCTTCGGTATATTCAAATGTAGCTTTCTGTTTATTTTTGTGTAAATCTAAATCATGCAACGCCACCAGATAAGTAGAAAAATCTTTTTGTTCGTTTTTGTTGATATCCTTCATGATATCTTCAAACGCTTTAATACCATGTTCTGGCGCACCATGTTCAAGAAGCGCTTCCGCTTTACCGGCCCAACCACGCGCTAACCACGCTTGGAAAAATACATTATCTTCAAATGCTATTTTTTCGCCGGTTTCGCGCTCAATCTGATCCATTAATTCTTTTAACGGATGCAACTCATCAACAAACATTGTATAGGCTTCATTTTTGGCTTTGTTGATTACGTCGCGTATTTCGCCATTTTTCGCCGCATCAACTGCTTGGCTTACCTTGCCTTTACCTTCAAACGAAATACTACCCTTGATACGTTCCGCCCCGCCTTGACGGTGCCATTCATGAACCAGTTGAGAAAGTTTGTTTGTGATGCCGTTTAACTCCGGTTCTTTTGCAATCGCTTCCGTGAAATGCTTATAAAATTCTGTGAATTCGCGTTTAGCTTTCGCGCGATCGCTTACGTAATCGTGGAAGAATTCCGCATAACCTTCACCACGTATGCCGTCCATACCTAACTTGTTGTATGCTTTACCGAAACGGTCTTGTACTACACGATTGAATTCAGTATTAAAGCGTGGTTCATTACTGAATTTAAAATAGTTATCCACATAATGCCCCAACTCATGCATGATTACTCTAAAATCGCCATAATCACCGCTACGAATTACATCGGTTTTCGGGTTGTACCAACCGCCAACGCCTTTTTTGCCTAATCGGCCACTTTTAACACGTTGGTTAAACAAGGTATTAACTGCATCTATAATTTCCTTACGTGTTACGCTTCGCCCTAATCGCTCCACTTCATCAACGCCAGTATGCGGTGTATCCTTGCCCTTTACGCTATATTGTAATGGTTCTGTAGGTGTAACACCCTTGCTTTCCAAATAACGATTTGCCATAGCTTCGTTACCGTCAAAGGCTTTTACAATGGCTTCGTGTACTTGTTCATGTGTAGCGTGTTCAAGTAGTTGGCTAGGTTGCTGCGCGTATGTACTCACGCCACCTTCTGCTGGTTCTGCTTTTAGCGTTTTAAGTTCTTGCGTATCTGCAATAAGTTCAGCAGCGCGATCCGTACGAACGCGTTCCATATATTCGTTATTCAGTTTTTCGACTGGTACTTCTAAGGCTTCTGACAATTTGACTTTTACCGCATCAAGTTCAGTTTTCGGAATATCCGGCTTTGTTGCCCGGTTCAAGTCTTTTAAAATTTCCGTATTAGAATTAACTTTATTTTCTAATTCCGTAAATCGTGTTTCAGATGCATCATGTTTCACAACGTCTTTTAATTCATTTACGATTGTTTCACGTGCTTTTAATGGTAAATCATCAATAGCATTTCTCAAACTTACGTTTGGCGCATCTTCTTCGTATCTGAATTTACTATTTACATCGTTTTCAATCGCATTTTCTTGAATTCTAGGTTTTTCACCCTCTACAAATTCAGTATTCATGCGGTTTTCTGAACGAAATTCGTTTATTTCGCCTGTACGGGACGTTTCGCCTTCGCCTTGATAGTTTATACCTAAATCTTCGTTTTTAACTGATTTTTTATCGGTATTTTCTATCAAACTGTTTAAATCTGAATGAGGTTCTTCGGTTTTTGACATTTCCCGTTCTATGAATTCATCTCGAAACGGTTCATCATAACTTTTATGGTTAGGGTTTAACGTTTCATCTTTGAACGATACATCACGTGGCCCGTTTTCGTATTTACCATAATTACCTTTGAATGTGTTTTCTGCGATTTCCGCACGCATTTCATCATGTGCTACCGCGGGGTCTGGTCGCTCGTACTTCTCACGAACGATACGAGCCATTTCCCCCGGTGTTGCATCTGGTCTTGCGCGCATTGCTTCAAGTGCTGCGCTTTCGGTATTGTGTAATTCCCATACACTGAAATCAACTTGCGTACGCCAATCCCACGGATCTAATCCCTTACGCTCCGCAAATTTCAACAAACCATTTTCGCCGTTCAATCTATCCCCAGTAAATTGAACTAAACCACGGGAACCGTAGCCGTCGCCACTTGTTACCGTTGTACTGAAATTACTTTCAGCGCCAATATTACCAGTCATGGCAGCCGCTTCGACGTCGCTCAAACCATTCTGGCGATATCGGTTATATATATCTGCTTGAATATTCCCTGTTTCACCTTCATAGGCTTGGCCGCTCAATGCATCTTCGGAATACGCACGCGGTTCAACTGTTGTTTCTTCCGGTATTGGTACATCTTCAAATGCATTGTACATAACCCCTTCTTGCATGCTTGGTTCTTCTTTTCGGAAGCGTTCCCCGATATCCTCAAATGCATTAGATGCCTTTTCTTTGATATGTTCACTAACACGCCCTACACGTTCACCGATTGCGCCAGATACCTTTTTAGGTGTTGCGCCATGTATCATACCCGCCGGCAAAAATACATCTTCCCATGCATTAAATGGATTATCAACGATATTTTGCGCAAATTCGCCCGGAGCATCAACTAAACGCCCTATAGGATTGGCAACCGGATCTACTAAAAACCCTTTTGCCGTAGTCAACGCCGGACTATCCGCAATAATGTTTTCTGTGTTGCCCGATGCGTAATCGCTAGAATTTTGTTCGTACATGTCTTGCGCATCGCCTATGATTGTAGGCGCCGCCAATACACCAGCGCCAGCGCGAACAGGCGCCGGAACGTACGGAGTAATAGCCAAATAACCCGCCGGACGTCCAACAACGGTATTATATGCCGCCTGTGATTTTGCATCGTAATCAGCCGTTTTATAGTCCTCGTTGAAACCGTCCTCACCTAATTCAGTTGCATCAATTTCGCCGTTACGGTACGCATCTACCGCATTACTAATAGATGCCCGGCGTGCATCACGTGCCGCGCCTACCGCGTTGGTTGCATCATTCCACCAGTTAGCAACTGTATCCTTCATATTTCCAGTTGTTGTACTAACTTGGTTAGATACGCCATTGGCTACCCATTCAGCATTATTTTTAACGCCGTCCCAAAAAGTAGGCTTGGGCGCGTTGCCTACTTCATAACCGTATTCGGTTGTAATATCTTCAAAGGCGTTACTGTTTCCAGCTGCCTTGCCGTATTGGCCTGTAATATCATCAAACGCACCCATAGCTTACCCCTTTTATTAATAAGATTTTAACCACGATTTATACTTGCCATATCCGGCCGCATCAAGTTCCGCTGCGATTTGTTCGTCCGTCCAGCCTTGCGCTGATAGTTCGTTCATTCGCTTAGATACTGCTGCTTGTTCTTCGCTTGAATATGTTGGCTCACGTTTTACCGTTGGCGCTCCCGGAGTTGCACCACCAGCAGTAGGCGCACCGCTTAATGCGCTTTGTAATTGCCCATAATACGGACTTTCTGTTTCCGTCTTATCTGGGTTAGCTTTTACCCATGCAGTATGCTGCGCGGATAACGTACGTAATACTTGTGCATTATACCCGCTTGTGCCTGTTTGTGTAGCCGTTGCCGGTTTAACATGCGTACCTACATATTTCATGCTGCCGTCTGATCCAACAATATACGTTTTACCGTCTGGCATAACCTTGATATTCTTCGCACCGAAATTGCCGATATTTTTCATTTGGCCGTCCGGTGTCATAACGATAACTTGGCCGTTCGCAAATTGTTTTGTTTCAACCTTGCCATAACCGCCCATATCTTGAATAGTACCGTCGCCCATGTTGTAACGTACAATATGGCCGTTTTGCGCACTGCTAAACTTGTAATCCGGTTTATCAAGTGCCGCAATAGAATTCAAGTTATTCATATCAATAGTGCCAGCGCCTACTTTACCGGCTAGATAGTTATATCTTGCAACGGCTGGCGCTAACCCTTTAACCCGTTTTGTGTTATATGTGTCTACAACTGGGTTGCCGTCTTTATCTTGTGTAAATACAAGATTGTTCATGATTTGTTGGCGCATAGGTTCAAGCACTTTTTCTTGATATTCGTTTACTTGTTGCGCATACATTGTGCTAACGTCGTTCTGGTATTGATCACTCGCAAGGCTTTGGGCAGTCTTGAAATCAAAGCCAGCTTTAACTAGGGCGAGTGTATTCGCCCCTAGTCTTTTACGTGCTTCACTTGTTACGGTTGCTTTATCTGGTATGGAATATTGACCCGGCGCTTTATCCTCGTTGGTATTACCACTTTCTACCAATTTGGGCGCCCCATGAAAAGGGTTGTTTGCCCTTTGTTGCATCATTTCTTGATATGATTGCGGTACCCCTGTATTAATACCAGTATTGTTTAGGTTTTGGAAGTTCCATAACCCTGTATTTTGTTGTGGTTGTGGTGCTTGCTGCGGTTGTGCCTGTAATTGTTGTTGTAACGTAGGACTTGGCGCATTAGCGTAACCAGTAAAGCGCGCATCATTAATCGGCGTTGGTGCCGGTGTATCTGTGTTCGCTTGCATCGGTTGTGCTGGTGCTGCCGGATTTTGTCCACCCCATAAACCAACGTTGTTTTTCTGCATCAAGTTATTGGCAATAGGATTATTAGAGTTAGCCAATAACTGGTTGATTTGCCCAGCGCTATTAGGTTGTTGCATACCCATTCCAGCCATACGGTTATTGTTATCCATGATTTGCGGCGTGTTGGGATCTTGTTCCCCGCCACCACCGCCACCGCCTAGCATGGATTGGTAACCCTTAGCCATTTTGTTATTCTGCAATGCGCCTAAACGATGCGAAAAATATTGCCCGGCTAATTCGCCCAGCGCTGCCCACGGTTCAAAGTCTTTAACATAGATTACGCCCATAGCGTTACGCCTCTACTTTCTCAACTTCTTCTGTTGCTTCCTCTACTGCTTTGTCTTTCTTAGATTTTTTAGTAGTTTTCTTTTCCGGCTTTTCTTCCGGTGTTTCTTCTGGTGCTTCGGCAACAGCTTTCAATTCTTCTTCATTGATACCTTCCGCCATAATGCCGTTTGCATAGAATAGATTATCACCAGTACATTGCAATTC